GGATAGAAGCGAGTCTTGTCAATTTACAAAATATAAAGAAGGTCAATATTATGATTGGCATTGTGATGGTTGGAATAAACCCTATGAACGAAAAAATAAACAAGATCCTGATAATGGTAAGATTAGAAAGCTATCTATGACCTGTCAACTCACCGACGGTTCAGAATACTCAGGTGGTGAACTAGAATTTGATTTTAGAAATTATGATCCACATATGAGAGATGAAGTTAAACATTTAAGAAAAGCCACTGAGATATTACCTAAAGGAAGCATTATTGTTTTTCCTAGTTTTCTTTGGCATAGAGTTAAACCCATAACGAAAGGAATAAGATATTCACTTGTCTTATGGCATTTGGGATATCCATTTAAATAATGCAAATACATAATTATTTTCCAACTCCTATGTGGACTGAACAAAAACCAGAGTTTGTTAAATCCTTAAATAAAGCTAGTAATAAATATATTAAGGAAGCTAGAAAAACTCAGAAAAAATATATCAAACAATATGGAGATTTTGGAACAAGTTATCATTCAACACCCTTACTACACGATAATGATTTTATAGATTTAAGAAATTATGTAGGACAAAAGTCCTGGGAATTTTTAGATCATCATGGTTATGATATGAAACAATATACCACTATGTTTTCTGAAATGTGGGTACAAGAATTTTCTAAAAAAGGTGGAGGTCATCATTCCGCGCACATCCATTGGAATCAGCATGTATCAGGATTTTATTTCCTAAAGGCAAATGAAAAAACATCTATGCCAGTTTTTCATGATCCAAGAACCGGGGCTAGAGCTACCAAATTAAAAATGAAACCAGATTTAAAAGGTATTCTTAATGGTAATGATCTTATTCATTTTAAACCTCAACCAGGAACTTTAATTATTTTTCCAGGATACTTAGAGCATGCGTTTGCAGTGGATCATGGTGAAGAACCTTTTAGATTTATCCATTGGAACATAACTGCTATCCCTAAAGGAATGGCCAAAGATGTTTAAGAAAGATAAATATTGTATTATACGCCAAGCAATATCAAAAGACCTAACAGATTTTGTTGCAAGTTATTTTAGTATGCAAAAACAAGTTTATGATACTTGTAAAGCTGCAAGATACATTTCACCTTTTGAAAATATTATAGGTCAGTATGAAGGACAAGATGACATGATGCCAAATACTTATAGTCAGTATTCTAATATAGCTATGGAAACTTTAATGTTGAAGTGTCAACCTGTTATGGAAAAAATTACAGGATTAAAATTGACTCCTGCTTATACGTTTGCCAGAATTTATAAAAAAGGAGATGTTCTTAAAAGACATAAAGATAGATTTAGTTGTGAAATATCTACGACGATGAATCTTGGAGGAGACCCCTGGGCAATCTATCTGGAGCCTTCTGGTAAAGAAGGATTAAAAGGAATAAAAGTAGACTTAAAACCAGGAGATATGCTGGTCTACAGGGGCTGTGAACTAGAGCATTGGAGAAATAAATTTAAAGGTAAAGAATGTATTCAAGCATTTTTACATTATAATAATTGTAAGACACCGGGAGCTAAAGAGAATATATTTGACAAGCGCCCACATTTAGGTCTTCCTTCTTGGTTTAAACGATGATATAAATCTTATGATGAAGGCAGTAATCCACCATACCTACTGCCTTCTTCATAAGGATTATATATGTTACAAAAAATAGGATTTTTACCAGGATTCAATAAACAAATTACCCCGACCGGTGCTGAAGCACAATGGACAGACGGTGAGAATGTTAGATTTAGATATGGAACTCCTGAAAAAATAGGAGGATGGTCTCAATTAGGAGATAAAGCTTTATGTGGGTCTGCTCGAGCTCTTCATCAAATGGTTAATAAAGATGGCATTAAATATGCCCTCATTGGAACCAATAGAATTTTATATGCATACTCTGGCGGGGTGTATTATGATATACATCCAATTAAAACGAATTTCGGAGCATTAACCGACAAGCTAGCTTCTACTTCAAGCTCTGCTATTCTTACTATTACTTTATCTACAACTGCTGGAATGACAGCAGGAGATATTTTATTTCTTGAAGATGTCACACCGCCAACAGGTTCGGGTTATTCTGCTTCTGATTTTGATAATAAAACTTTTATGATAACTGAAGTAGTAGATGCTACCTCAGTTACTATTACTATGGGCTCCAACGCTAGTGCAACCGCTACTGATGGAGACTGTTCTGTTAAATGGTACTATCCAGTAGGCCCAGCTGAACAGGTGGGTGTGTATGGATATGGTATATCTCAATGGGGAGGTACGGCAACCAATCCTCAAACAACAACTTTAGATGGAGCTTTAGGAGACAATGTTTATGGAACCGGGGGATCAGGAACAAGCATTACTCTAGATTCAGTTACAGGATTTCCAACAACAGGTACAAACTATATTCAAGTAGGCACAGAAGAAATTTCTTACACGGGAGTTTCAGGAAGTAATCTAACAGGAATTACAAGAGCAGTTCGAGGAACAACAAGAGCGGCTCATTCAGATGGGGCGACGGTTACTAATTTTAGTGACTATGCTGCATGGGGTCAAGCTGCGGCTACAACTGATAAAGTTGCTGAACCTGGTTTATGGTCCTTGGATAATTTAGGAAGCACTCTTTTAGCTTTAATTTTCAATGGACCAGTATTTGAATGGGATTCAGATTTAGCTAATGCCGTAGACACAAGAGCAACTATTGTTAGTGGTGCACCAACCGCATCACGTGATATGTTAGTCTCGACTCCTGATCGTCACTTAGTTTTATTTGGAACTGAAACAACTATTGGAGATACTACATCCCAAGATGATATGTTTATAAGATTCTCTTCTCAAGAGGATATAACGGACTGGGCACCTACTGCAATCAATAGCGCTGGCACACAAAGACTGGCTGCCGGCTCACGGATCATGGGAAGTAAACTAGGTAGAAATGCACTTTATGTATGGACGGATACCTCATTATTCACCATGCGTTTTGTAGGTCAACCTTTTACTTTCGCCTATGAGCAAGTGGGTACCAACTGTGGATTGATAGGAAAGAATGCAGCTGTAGAAGTTGACGGTGCTGCTTACTGGATGTCTGATAATGGTTTCTTTAGATTCACTGGTAAACTGGAATCAATGGACTGTTTAGTAGAAGATTATGTTTACGATGATCTTAATACCACATCAAATCAATTTATTTATTGCGGTATTAATAACTTGTTTGGTGAAGTGATGTGGTTTTATCCAACGGCTGATTCGAATGTCGTTAATAGATGTGTTGTTTATAGTTATTTAGATTCAACAGCCTCTAGACCTATTTGGTTTACAAATGCGAGTTCAATTTTTCCAAGAAGTACTTGGATTGATTCAGCTATTTTTGGTTTACCTCATGGAACTTCTTATGATGCAGGTACGGATACCTGTGATACAGTAGGAAACACGGATGGAACTTCAATTTATTATGAACACGAAACAGGAGTGAATCAAGTTAAAGGTGGAACGACCAGCGCTATTGCAGCTAATATTCTTTCAGGTGATTTTGATATTACTCAGGATCAAAAACAAGGAATTACTTTTAGAGGAGATGGAGAATTTATAATGAGAGTAAGCAGATTTTTACCTGATTTTATAACTCAAGCTGGAAATACAATAGTTGAATTAGACTTAAGAGATTTTCCTAATCAAACCGCAGCGAGTTCTACGTTAGGACCTTTTACTATTACTTCCAGTACTAACTATCAATCGTGCAGGGCACGGGGAAGATCGGTTGCAGTAAAAATATCTAATACAGCAGTAGATTCTAATTGGAAATTAGGAACTTTTAGGTTAGATGTACATGCAGGAGGAAGAAGATAATGGCCAAGATAGTTCAATCCTTAACCCGAGCAAGCGATGAGTATCAAGCAGATGTAGCTCACTCTTTAGTAAGAGATTTAGATGCGGTGTTAGAGAAATTAAACTCTACCTTTCAAGAAGAATTAAAACAGGAGATAGAAGCTAGAAGCTTCTTTTTAGATTAATGGCAGTAGTAAATCGATATGACTTTGTAGGAATAGATAATGATACTACTAATGCGGAACTTAATCCTTTTGGTGCAGGTAATCCTTTAGTCAGTGAAACCTATGTTATTAAATCTATACTCGTTACTTCTGCAGGGACACCCAGTGTAACCGTTACTAATAATGCTTTTACTGCAATTAAATCAGCAGCTTTAACGGCCAATATCACTAAAGAATTATTAACCCAACCGCTAATAGTAGTAGGGGGTACGACCCTTACCATTAAAGCGGGTAGCGCAGACTCATTTGATTTTGGAGTCAGCTATCTAAACATCAAAAAAGAGGTAACAACATAATGCAAGTACTAGAACCCAAAGAAATAATCACGACGATTTCTAACAAGAAAACAGGGGAAAAATATAAGGATGAGGAGGCTTTAAAAGCTGCCAATATCCCAGAGGAGGATGTGCGAAGAGATGTAAGAGTAATTATGCCAGCACTTGATTTGTTTTCAAAAACAAAGTAGTATAATAAACTCAGGAGAAATACCTGCTCTTTAACATTAAACACACAGATAATTATGGCTATAACAGATATTAATATTTCAGAACAATTAGAAACAGACGCTCCTTCTATTAAATATACAGGGAACGAAGGTCCTCAAGCTTCTCCACAGCACCAACAAGAACAGATGATTGCTCAACAAATATGGGAAGCTCTAAGTCCTGAACAACAAGGTCAGTTTCAAAGCTTTGAACAGTTTTTCCAAAGTGGAATTTGGAAACAAATCCTACAACAAATGCAAGCGGACCAAGCACAAGGACCCGGACCACAAGCAGGAATCGGGAGCCTTGGACCACGGACAGAAGAAATTGAAGAAGTAGGAATCGAGAGTTTACGAGGAAGACCGTAATGCCTTTCCAATCAGAAAAGCAAAGAAGATACCTATGGGCTAACGAACCAGAAATCGCAAGAGACTGGACCGATACCTATGGAAGTAGAATTGAAAAAAATGATGGTGGGATAATGAACCCTAGATTAGTTCCTCACACAGGAGCAGATTTATTAGTAAGGAATACAACAAGTGGTGAAAGACCTAGATATCAACCACCAGGAAAACATGGGCAAGGTCAAAAAAGTTCAAACACAGGAGGGAATGCACCTCCAGGCCGTGACCCGCACGGTCCTCATAAAACGGCTTCGCATTACACAGCACCAGACACACGACACCCATCCGAAAAATACGGAACTACTCATCCTCCTAAACAAAAGTTAGAAATACTAAAAGGTACTGGTGAAAAAGATACTAAAGACGTAGTTGATGTAACAAAAAGAATTGATGATAGAAAATTAACTTTTCGTGAAAAAATTTATCTATCCGGACTTAAGAGAAATAAAGTTGAGGCCATGAGACAATTAAATCTTATGCCTCCAGGTATGGCTGGACTATGGGGAAAACTTATAAGCGGAGTGACAGGCAAAGTTCCTGAATGGGCTGAAGATTTAACAGAAGCAGAATTAATGCAGATAGCAACTAGCGG